TCTGTTTCTTTTTTATATTCTTCATCAATCATGGGAGCAGCATAGGGATTACATCCACCTCCGCAGCCACCATTAACACTCAGTACAGTTAAGTATGTTTTTAAGGACAAGTCAAAATGAATTATGAGTTGATGAGACTCTCCTGTTGTAAAACAGGATCATACATTATTATAGGTTTCACCCTATTCTGTTTCTGTTGCCAAAGTTTGTACCACTCTAAAGGTTCCAAATTGGGAGATTTCTGAGAAAAACTATATGCACATTTCCAAATATTTTGGTTGTGATATAGTTGTCTTGAAGAGATCTTCCGTTGGACTTCTTTAAAGTTATTATCGATAATAACAAAGAAATCGTTTAGGTCACGTGTACGCCAAAGATATTCTACCATTGAGGTGTAAACTTCTTGGTTCTCTTTCTTCAAATCTAATGTGTGTCCTTCTTGTGTTTCAAGGTATTGGAAATTAGGAATTTCCTCCTCTACTACAAGTTGGGTAAACCATCGACCCATCGCTTTATTAATCAAAGCATCAATCAGGCATGTTTTACTTAAGGTCATAGACTTCGGTTTTAATTTGCTGAAATTTTGATAAATCCACTTCGCACACTTTAGTTGTGAAACGGTAATTTTGTTTTCTGGTACAGGTCCGGGATCTAGCCCTAACCCTCCTAGCCATGCAGGTATATAGTATGGTATATTTTTCAAAGTCTCGTCTAATAGAAAGATATTATGATAATATCTAAATAAGTAGTCAAGCTCATTGTATATATAGTCAAAGCCTTTAACAAGTTCCTTATGACACCAACCCATCCTAGAACAAGCCTCAACAACTTCTGTTGTTTTACTTTTCTTCTGTTGATTTTCATTAGCAGCACTTCTTACTAAACCCTTCATTAATCCAAAATTAATGAAAGGTACCTCATGAAACCTAATATTTGTTATTAGATTTCCCTCGGTAAAATTAGTTACAAGAAATGTACGTGAATTCATTTCAACAAATTCTTTTGATGTGAAGGTTTTCCCTATAGAATTAAATAAGCCAACAATTGCTGTTACTCCAACCCAATGATTTACATTGGTTATTGGAAAACAACAATCGTCTCCGTTTATTAATCCAGGAAAATTTTCGATAGGTATTAATTGGTTTTGATCCAACTCGATAGATTTTCTACAGGCAGCATAATTAATAATGCAGAGAACAACAAATGAAAGTATCTTCCCCATGGGCTGTGCTTCTATTTGTCTTCCTGAAAGTTTATATTCTGTTTTAGTTTGTTTATCTTTATGTATAAACTCGACGAGATTGTCACAAAGTGATCGTGTCGCTAACTTTTTGTAATTTACACTCACTTCAAGTTCATCACAGATGGACTCAATACAAGTTCTTGTATACTCTCCAATCATATTGTTAGTTGCATTATCGTAATCTCCTGAAAGAAATACTTGTTCAGTTGTCATATGTTTTATGACATCCTGAATATGTAATTCTGTGAGGGGGGTTCCCGTAACCGCAAAACATTTATGTTTGAGGAGCCTTTTAGAAAGGTATTGTTGAAGGGGTTTTAATAACCAAGTCTCTAAAGCGCAGGGGGTAGTGATTCCTCTGACTTTAAGCGCTTCCATCAGACCGATGGGTACTATTTTCGATTCCGAATTTAGACAGACTTCTATAAGAAGTTCAATATCCAAATCTGTTCCTAAAAGGTCAGGATTTGTGGTGAACTCTAGATAAGGGACTGACTTCAGTTCTCCAATCTTGCTTATAGCCTCTATAGATCCTTCATCAACTGAAGGTAGAGGTACTCTGCAAGGAGGATTCTGATCATCTGTATTATTAAAGCCATCCATAGGGAATGGTTCAAAAAGTAATCCAAACTTCTTACGAAAAATGGGTTCTCTAGGTAAAGAGGGAACATGTTCCTTCACAATTTTGACATGACCACCCTTCAAGACGGAATTTTCCGTACAAGAAGAGAAAGAGGGACAATGTGTGTACTTTGGTACAAAAGGTGGTGAATCAGATAAGATCTCTTTCACACTTTTTACTATCTCATCATGCATATTAACATCTAAGTATTCTGACCTCTTGCGAGGTTCAGTAAATAACTCAAATGTCTCAACACTAGATAAGAGACAATCATCATTAGTTGACCTTGCGGCCCCTTTCTTGGTACCTCTACAAAGACTATCGATGAGAGACATTTTATATCGTCTCATGGAGAGTGTCCCGGTTGGGATTCTCTTAAACCACTGAGTGAAATCGCGGTCCAAAAGGATTGTAGGGTTATCCGGTGTTTCAAACGGACACTTTGGGTAGACATCTGAATTCTTTGCGAATGTAGCAAAGGCGGCTAGTTTATACTTAACCACTTTCATCCAGGTCGATACCGTTATCTGTTTGTTGTCGAATTGGGAGATAATTTTTGTAGGTTCAATATCCAACGTAATAGTTGAATAAGAAAGCCATACTTTAATCATTCGCTCTCTAAGAGAACTTTTCATTATCGTGTATCCATATAAGATTACGGTCCTAAAAAGATCAATTATGACGTTCCAGAGGTTGCTGAATGGTAATTTCAACTTGGAACTTCTCTCCGATGTTTTAACGTCGAAGAAGGCATAGAGACTCACTAATTTTTCATTAAGTTTGTGTTTGTCTCCTCGTAGCCCTTTTATTTGGGTGAAAGCCTCTAAGAAAGTAGGTTCGTTATTTCCTATATCTTCGATTGAAGCACCACCACACTCTTGAGTGAACCGTGACTTAACGAAAGTCACACAATCCTCAAGCCAACTCTCTTTACAAGAGTCAACTCTGATTGCCTTCGCAGCACAACTCTCCTGATTGGATTTACAATCATTCTGTTGCTGGTTCATCAGTCCTATTAGACGCGTAAGCTGTCTAACACGGAGACCTTTGTCCTCAATATTCTGCACTTCGTGAAAGAAGGTAGAATACATCGAACTGGTAACGCATTGATTTGCGAGACCAGGTAGAGTGAGGGTAAGAAAACTAGAATTCTTCAAATTCTGTTGAGTCTTCCCACCGTACCCAGGAGTAGTCAATTCCTGAGTTATGGCCATTGGAATTGTAATCAATTCCAACTTTTGTTTGAAGAGTCGTTCTAAACAACCGATCTCTTCGTCGCGAGCTAATCTTTGGTATTCTTCTGAAATATGAATATTACCCATTGGAC